CCAATCGCTGAAGATGAAATCCAAGAGCGTTCTGGATGAACTGCTCAAGCTAGAGCAGGAGATTTACAAAGGCGATCCGACTGGAGAGGTCACTGATCAGTACTTGGATGCAGGGAAGCTCATGCTGTTATTCTTCCGCTTAGGCATGGAGATGACTGAAATGTCAGAGACTAAGAGCGAAGGGCTTAATACTCAGCTGAATATATTACTAAAAAACTACGGTGTAAATTTGGAATTTTAAAAAAGATTTTTTAAGCTTTGCATAACCAAACGAAATGAAAATGAATAGTAACGCTGAACAAGTGGTCAAGCCTGATCACTATCAAGGAAAGGGAGGACTCCAGGCGATCGATGTGATCGAGGCTTTTGGGCTTGGGTTCTCCCTAGGTAACGTCGTAAAATATGTCTTAAGAGCAGGCAAGAAAGATGATCGCCTTAAGGACCTAGAGAAAGCAATGGAATACTTGAAATTCGAAATAGAGAATACAAAGCGAATAGTCAAGGAAGTCGAAGCTTACATCGCTAATCTACCAGAGGACTTATAGTGAAGAGCAGAAACGAGATAATCGAGGAGCTTTACCTTTCCAAGGATATAAGCCAGGCGCTTCGCAAGATGCAACCGGCTAGCCTCCGCGACGATCTTAGGCAAGAGATGTTTATCTCACTTTGCACTCTAAGCGATGAAAAGTTCTGGAACCTTTACGAGAATAACGCGCTGAAGTTCTACCTGGTCAGAGCCATGCTAAACATGATCAGAAGCACCGGGATGAATCAGCCATTCTTCAGAAACTTCAGAGCTAAATTTGAGTCTATTGAGGAGATTGAAAACCTAGAGGATCACATCGACAACTCGAAGGATCAGAAGGAGATTCTCTTTGATTTGCTAGATAGTAAAAGAAAGACGCTGTGCTGGTACGAGGACAGACTGCTGGATCAATACGTCGAATCAGGATTTAACCAGATGGACGTCCACAGAAAGACAAAGATACCGTATCCGTCGATCGTTAAAACTATCGCTTTAATCAAAAAGAAACTCAAGGATGAATAAGAAGCCTGACGAATTTGCAAAGGATTTATTTAATAATTGCCTTTACTTTACCGGATCAAAACTAATGGCGCGAGAGTGCGCTCTGTATATCTGTTCAAAGTTTATCGAATATCACCAAAGGATGGACGATAAGTGCTATCACCTGGAGGTGCAAGAAGCCCTCTATAAAATTGAAATCGTATGAAGTTAATCGTAGAAGCAGGAGAGTACGAAGCGGATTCTTTGTTCTCCTTGATCATTGAGGTTCTAAAGCATAGAACCTGGCATTTGTTTAATCATGGCAAATGGATGGACTAATGATACAGCTATTAGCCTCTGTGGCTTTTGTCACGTTCTTCCAGATGAACAATCTGCACCACAGCCTAAGCCTAAACTTTAAGCCATTCAACTGCGCGCCATGTCTAGGATTCTGGACTGCGCTAGCATTGATCTGGGCGCCAGTGGAACTCTGTGAGGTTATAGCTATCACGTTCGGGGCAGGTGTGAAGTGCGCCATTATTTACAGACTATTAATGAAATTATAATGACAGACAAAGACATCAAATTCATCCAGGACAATATCATCAACTTCGAATCGGTAGCTCTAGGATTTACCCGTAACCTAGACCACGCGGTCCTCAATGAGTATCATGAAATCTATAAGCGTTCGCTAGATCCTAGCTATGTGCTAAATTCCTGGTGTGGTGGCTGTGTATTCGATATGCTTAAGCGACTAAGCCATCACTACGAGAACGTCATGTCAGCTAAACAAGCGGAGGCAGTAAACCAAACTAACCAAACCAATGACAAAATCCAAGCTAAGAATCCTCGCGGTAGGAAGTCAAAATAGTGGCGTAACCTACCACAGACTGGCGCTTCCTTTGTCGATCATGGAAAAGGAATACTGCCTGATCACTGACACGATTACAGAGGACCTATTAAAAGAAAAGAATTTTAATGTGGTAGTCGTTAATCGGTTCCTAGAATCCACGCCTTTGCTTCAGCTCCTAGAATGGCGCCAGAAGTTTGGCTTTAAATTGGTGGTAGACATTGACGATTATTGGAGCTTATTCGATAAGCACCTAAGCGCTGGAACTTATAGACGCCTAGGGATTACAAGGATTATAAAGGATTACATCCGATACGCTGACCTGGTAACAACAACACACAATCGTCTTTATTTAGAAATAATCCAGATAAATAAAAACTGTGAAATCCTGCCTAATGCTTTGCCATTTGACAAGGACCAATTCACTACGGTCCGCAAGGAGAATGAGAGAGTGACAATAGCTCACACCGGATCGATCACTCACTATCCAGATATCCAGCAATTAAAGAGACCGATCGAGGAGCTGGCGAAGTCTAGGGTATTTAGAGAAAATACTAGGATGCTTCTGTGCGGTTGGAATGAGTTTAATAAATGGCACTGGAATCAGATGGGAAATCTATACACTGCTAATGAGAAGCTTGAATACAAAATCATCGAATCCTTGCCGGTGGATCTATACATGAATTTCTACCTTGAGGCTGATATGCTTTTGGTTCCCTTATTGGATAACAAATTCAACAGACTAAAATCAAACCTAAAGGCGCTAGAGGCAGGGGCTAAGAACATTCCGATCCTAACCTACAAGCGCGCACCTTATGATGACATTCCGACGATCTTCGAAGTGGATAACTGGGAGCGTGACATTAAACGAATGGCATTTAGCAAGCAGATGCGCGATGACTTTGGCTATCGGAATGGGGAGTATGTCCGGGAGCATTACGATATTTTTAAAATTAATACTCAGCGGTTCGCTATTTATAGTAAACTAATCGAATAATATGCCGGTCATTAAATGCAGTAATTCAAAATACAGAATAGGATCAGGTGCTTGCATCTACGATACTGAAGAGAAAGCAACTGAAGTCTACCAGGCTATCCTGGCAGGTGGCAAGTATGCAGAGGATTCCTTCACTGACTATCCAGAGAGCGCAGTCGATAACGCTAAACGAGCTTTAAAGTACGCTGAGGAAAATGGCTGGGGATCATGTGGCACAGCAGTAGGAAAGATCAGAGCTAATCAGCTAGCAAACAAGGAGCCAATCTCAAGAGACACGATCGCCAGGATGGCATCATTCAAACGTCATCAACAGAATAAGGATGTACCTTATGGCGAAGGATGTGGTGGCTTAATGTGGGATGCCTGGGGAGGAACTGAAGGAATAGAATGGGCGATTAGAAAATTAGACCAGATAGACAATGCAAGCAACTGAAAAGGAGTTCTTTGATTACGAGATCAGCATCGGAGTAACTCCAGAGAATCCTGACTATTGGGAGCTTATGAATGGCACTGCCAATATCATAAAGAACTACAGCAGGAACGTGATCGAGATCGGTGCAGGCATGGGAACGCTAGGCGAATGCTTAGAGCATAAAGGTGTGGACTATTATGGCATCGAGCCAAACCGGTATCACCAGGCTTTTGCTAAAAATCGGGGGCAATTATTGCACGGAATTGATAATTATCCAAACCGATGCGGAATGATTGTATCGATCGAGGTGTTTGAACACCTAACAGATGAGCAGATTAATGACTATTTAGAGAACATTGATGCTAGCTATCTGCTTCTTTCATCGACTCCTTACACTACCACACCAGAATTTGATGCCTGGTGGGGGCATATTAACATAAAGCAGACCGATGAATGGATCGAATTTATGGCAGAATATGGGTATACACTTTACAATCGCCTGACAATACCTACAGATTGGACTTTACTATTTAAGAAATGAAAGAGAACACGCCAAAGAAAGCAGTAAAAACCAGGACAAAAGTCAAAGCACCTATCGATCAAATCAGAGATTCTGATTTAATCATGGAATGGGCGAATAAATATATCGACTATTGCCTAGATTCTACCAAGGAAGTCGCAACTGGTGCAGGAGTTCGTATCATTAGAGAGCGACACCTGCCGACTATCAGCTACTTTCTTCTGATCTGGCTACCTAGACAAGGCGCAGAATTTTACAAGCGCTCTAATTGGTACAATGTACTGGCCAAATCAGAGCATCCTTTGCACAAGGAGGTCAAAGAGATCGATGAAATGTTTCGCGCTCTAGCGGCCGATATTGTAGCCAATGAAGGAAAGGGTATCTTCTACGCTAAGAATCTCTTAGGGTGGACGGATCGAGCTAAGAACGAAGAAAAACAAGAAGTAATCATAAGCTTTGCAAACGAAGATCACACTTCCTAGACCACACACTAACCAAGCGAAGGTCTTAAATTCAAAAGCAAGGTTCAAGGTGTTAATGTCAGGCAGACGCTGGGGGAAGTCCTTGATCTGTCAAGTAATCACTTGCCTGGAATCCATGCAAGGGAAGCGCGTAGCGTACATCACACCGACTTATCTATTAGCGAAGGCGTTCTTTGATGAGCTTGCCTTATTGATGCCGGCTAATGTAGCAATCCCAAACCGATCGGATCTAACCTTTAAGCTAATCACTGGAGGCTCAATCAGATTCTTCACTGGCGAACGCCTAGATAATCTTAGAGGTTTAAAATTTCACTATGTGATCATAGATGAGGCGTCCTTCATACCTAACCTAGAAGAGGGCTGGAACAATGCCATTCGTCCAACGCTTACAGACTTTCAAGGGAAGGCGATATTCTTATCAACACCTAAAGGGAAGAACTTCTTTTATTCGCTTTATTTAAAGGGCGTCGATCCATCACCAGAATGGGAGTCGTTTAAGTTTAGCTCTTATGATAATCCACACATCTCAGACGATGAAATCGACAGCGCTAGGATGGCTCTGCCTGAAGTGGTATTCGAGCAGGAATACATGGCTAACCCAGCGGAGAACAGTGCCAATCCATTCGGATCTAAAGCGCTTTCAAATTGTATCTCTGCCATGTCTTCAGAACCGGTCAAAGTCTTTGGTATTGACTTAGCTAAATCAAGCGACTGGACTGTGATCATTGGCCTAGACATGAATGGAAATGTGGCTTACTTTGATCGCTTCCAAAACGACTGGGCTAGCACACAGAATAAAATCAGAATGCTTCCAAAGGTTCCCATGTTAGTGGATAGCACTGGCGTAGGTGATCCGGTGGTCGAGCAACTACAGCGCGAAGGATTAGCAATAGAGGGCTTTAAGTTTACAAGCCAATCTAAACAAGAGCTAATGCTAGGCTTGCAGGTTGCAATCCACCAGGAAAAGATTCACTATCCTGCCGGCATGATCCAGGAGGAGCTTGAGATATTCGAATATCAGTACTCTGCTAATGGCGTTAAATACTCAGCGCCTAGCGGATTTCACGATGACTGTGTAATGGCTTTAGCTTTAGCCTGGCGCAAGCTAGACTTCAAAGCAGGAACCGGTAAATACAATTTTATATAAACGCTATTTATAATCGATATGACTTGGAAAGATGTAACCGTATGGCAGTGGATCCAGCTTCAGAATCTCCTTCAGAAAACCGAAGGGCTGACAGAGCTAGACGTCGCTGTAAAATCTTTGGCAATTCTGTCCTACCAAACAGAAAACCAAATAGATTCCTTATCAGTAAAGGATCTAAATAAGCAATTATTAAAAATAAAGTTTATTACTGACACGCTCCCAGAGCCTAAGCCGGTGGACTTTATTAAGACGCCTGGCAGAAAGTATCGGTGCATCTATGATATTAGAAATATACCTTATGCGCGCTACCTAGAGACGAAGTTTTTCGGGGCGGATGTGGCTTTGAATATCCATAAGATCGCGGCATCTATGGTGATGCCAATGAAGAAAACCTGGAGAGGTTGGAAGGTAGCTAAATACGATTCAGCTAAGCATGAGGAATACGCTGAGGATATTTTGGAGGCGCCATTTGAGCAGGTTTACGGTTCGATTGTTTTTTTTTGTCGAGTATTCAACGACTCGATAAGGAGTTTATCGGACTATTTCAAGACGGAATCGATGAAGGCAGGGATGACGGAAGAGCAGGCCGAGACAATGGTTCAGGATTTATGCAGCGCTTTGGATGGATTTACCAAGCTACACTCATCGCAGAGCACGAAAGGATAAAACTGTCTGAGGTTTACGAGCTTCCAACAATTCAAGCCTTGAATGATCTGTCCTATTTAAAGAGTAAAAACGCGCATGATCGCGAGCAAATAAAAAAAATACATGGCAAGCATTAGTCAGGCTCAGGCATCTTTAGGATCTAACTTTGATGTAGGTGGAATCGCCAGAGGTCAAGAAGTTGTTTTGACTGGAGTGGAGGCTGTAATGGTTAATGCTGCAAAAGAATTTATTCAGCTAGCTAAAAAACGATTAACACAGCGAGGTAAGATTGACACTGGAAATCTTTCTGACATTGTAATCAGTACAATAGAACAAAGCGGAAGTAAATACTCATTAACAATTGGATATGATAAAAGCAATCCTGCATCTGTTTATTATGATTACAATAATAAAGGGGTAAAAGGAATTGGTGGATTTAAAGGTAAACTTCCTAGGGGATTTCATAAACCTACTGATTCTCCTTATGAATTTAAAGATATTAAATTATCTAATGAGTTTATTGAAAATATCATTAACTGGTATTTACGCCACAGAAATTATATCAAGAATGAAGATCAGCGGAAAAATTTAAGTGGATTACAACGTAAAAGAAATACAATTTCTGGAATTGCTGGCAATAGAAAAAATTTAAGATTCTTAGCTGTCAATACTGCAAAAAACATTAAGCGCAAAGGTATCTCAAGGACTGGATTCTTTGAGGATAACATTGACATTGCTTTCGGTCCTGAATTTCAGGCTAAACTAGCTCAAGCATTAGGGCAAGATATTGCATTAAACATTAAACAAACTTTTAGCTAATGGCTATTACTATCAACAGCGTTCCTCCTAGTTATTCATCAGCCCATGACGCGCTCTGGTTTGTGGTAACTTCTAACAATGTAGGACTAACCAATTTTAAATATGTATTTGACATACAAATTAATCTCGCAACCGTCGCAAGCTTCAAAGTCTATCCAGACGCTAACAATTTGGGGATCATTGATTTCGGACCTATTGTCAGAAACTACTTTCAAAGCCAATTTGTCGATGACGGCTCAGGATTTGTCCGCAATGCAGACGGTTTCCTTCATGTCGATTACACGATCCGCTACGGGGAGGAATACAATGGAGTAACTTATCCGAATTTAACTTCGGGAACTTACAAGGGTTGGAACTTTTCGCTTGATCCTTTCCGCACTCCGATCACTACTTATGCAAATAAGTTCTTGACTTCGCGTGATCGCACGAATGCCAAAGTAGTCCAGGGGGAATCCTTCCTAATTACCTATTTTAATTCAGACTTAGCTAATACGCTAACTGCTACAATCCAGAATCTAAATGAGGACGGATCAAATAATGGAAGCGCATCGACTGGATCTAACTTCCAACCTTCAGCGGTGCATGGTATTCTTTTAGATTTGTCTCCGGCTTCGATAAACGCCTACCTAGGCACGACTAAGATCACGCCTAGCACTTATGCTTATCGCGTATCGATTGGCTCTGATTCGATAACTATCACCCAAACCTGCGCGCCTAGATTTACACCGGTCCAGATAGTATTCCAAAATCAGTTTGGAGGATATGATCAGTTCGCTTTCAGATTACTTTCA